AGTACCGATGCTTCTACGACTCCCATTTCAAATCTCCTTCATGACAACAATGTCGGCGGGCGTGTAGCCACGCCGTGTGAACGCGTTTGCAAGATCGGTGCCGGCTCGAGTGTGCCACAGCACGCGGGTTGCCCCGCGCTTTGCGGCTTCTTTCTCAGCGGCGATGATGAGTCTGCCAGCGGTAATACCGCGATAATCAGGGCGCACAAACAACGCGTCATTCGCTGCGACCTTGATGGCAGGGTTGTGCATGTGATTCGTCACGGTCATCGTGCAGTACCCAACTATCTCGTCGCCATCGAATGCCGCAAGAACGAACATCAGGCCAAGGTCAACAACGGCCTGGTATGTTTCCACGGACGGCTTGAACTCAAAGCCAAATCCGGTTTCGTCCCAATTCTGACGCATGAGTTCGGTGATCGCGGGCATGACATCCGCGGGTTCAACAAGCGCAATGCGACTCATTGTGGAAATCCTGACGGACATGACTGTAGACCTCCGTCTAACGGTTACGGGTACTCACCTGTTCATACGGGTCGTAGTCAGTCGGCCGCGTGTCGATGCGCTCGCGCACCTCGCGTGGCAGCATCTTGGCGACCGGGTACGCGAACGTCAGGCACAGCGCGTCGGCCATGTCCGGGCTTCCGCCGCCCTGGAGACGCTTCTTGATTTCGTCCTTCGACTCGAGCACGCGCTTGCCGGCAGCGTCGTACCAGTAGATCGGCGTGCTGATTTCCTGCTTGAGCGTGATGTCATTCGGGATCGAGCCACCCGCCTGTATCCATTCGCGTATGGCCCACCACATCTCGGTGCGCTTGTTGATGAACAGGTTGGCGTAGGTTGCCTTGCCGCCGAACGCGACCTCGGTCACGTCGTATCCGAGCTGCCGCAGGCGGTCGATCACGCCCGCGCCGGCCCCGGCGTCGATGAACACGGCGTCCGGGTCGCGGTCCTCAATGACGTTGGCAACGGCCGCCGCCAGCGCCATGTTGTCGATGCCGTGGTGAACGATGGGCTTCTCCATGCGTAGCCCCTGGCGCAGCACAATCACGCTGCGGTCGTCACCGAATCTGGCCGGGTCAACGCCGACAATGAGCGGCTGGTCGATGATGTCGCCGTCCTGGTACTCGCGCTGCGACGCGCCCTCGGCGTCGGAGAGGCTGATGAGCTGGTCGTCGCCGGCTGCGCTGAAGTCGCACAGATACTCGCGTGCGAACGCCGCCTCGGGCATGTCGCGCTCTAGGCGCTTCACTTCGTCGGGCGCGAGCGCGTCGGTGTCGTACACCGTGTACTTCGCCGCATACCAATCCTCGAGCGAACCGCTCGCTGCGCGGTAGTACAACTCGCTGAACATGTTGATTCCGGCGGGCGTGCCGATGAACAGCGCCCAGCCGCGGCGGTCGGAGAGCGCCGGCTGGATGATGGCCTCCCACACTTCGGGCTTGATCTGCGCCACCTCGTCAATGACGCAACCGTCGAGGCGCACGCCACGCAGGGCGTCGGGGTTGTCGCCACCGAACAGGCGGATCGTGGCTTTGTTGTGCTTGAACGTGACGGCGAGGTCGGCCTCGTTCACGTCCACGGTCCCGGTGCGGATGAACGGGTCAATCCTCTGCTTCAATCGCGCCCAGGCGATGGCCTTGGCCTGTTTCAAGAATGGCGCGACATACACGAAGAACCCGAGATCCGACGTGCACTTGACTGCCCGGTGGAGCAGCTCCATGAGCGCGAGTTCGGTCTTGCCGGCGCGTCGGTGCAGGGCGAGGACGGTGAACCGACGGCGCTCGAGGTGGCACCGCCGCTGCCATTCACGCGGGTCGTAGCCGAGGCGGATGGTCTTACGCATCGGGGACGCCCGTGATGACGTTCAGGCTGATGCCACCGCCATGCTCGAGCTGCTGCCTATCGCCGTACTTCTTGGGGTTCCACTTGGCGAGGAGCTTCAGGCGGGTCTCAACCTGGAGCCTGCGCCACGCAACCTCGGTCTGGTCAAGGGGCTGCGTATCGGCAAGGGTCACGCACTGGTCGGCGATCACGTCGTGGCCGTCCTCGCGTGCGCGTGCGATGCGTGCCACAAAGTCTTCATCCTTGTCCATCCAGTGGTACACGGTGCGCCACTCCGGGTTCCCTGGCTGCCTGCACCATTCGCGCAGAGGCTTGCCGTTTGACAACCACGCGACGAGGGCGTCGGCGTGGTGTTCCGGGACGGCCTCAGGCGGCCGGCCTATCTTTCGCTTGACGAGGGCGTTTCCAGTCGGCTGGGAGACAGGCGCGACGCTGGTATCGGCAGATCTTGCTGACGGTGGTCCAGCGGAGTCCGAGGTGTTTGGCGATACGACGATATCCCCAGCGGTGTTCTTCGTGGAGTTCGCGGATCTCTTGGACGATGGCCTCTGGGATCGTGGCATTGTGGTGTGTTTCCCCCACGCGGCGGCCGTTCTCGCCGTAGGCCGCGAGCTTTCTCACTTGCGCTTCTTTGCCTTTGCCTTCACGTCTGCGCGGTTGAACTTCTTGGCGACCGACATGGGGACTCCCACCTTCTTTGCGAAGCTTTGGGAGTGGGCGGCTGCTTGCATCAGGCGGCGCTGCGCCGGCGACTTGCTTGGCATTACGTGGCTTCCTTGGCGGTAAGGGTGATCCGTAGTCCTGCTGCATCGGCAAGGGTGATAGCGGAATCGAAGGTGGCGGTGCGCTTCCCGATGACGGGCGCGGTGGACAGCAAGCACATCACGGTATGCGCTCGGAGCTTGCCCTGCTGCTCGAGGTCGCGTGCGACCTGGCTACGGGTTCGGCCCTGTGCGACGACAGCCGTGGTAACGGCTGCCTTGAAATCGTCATACGAACTAATATCCATTTCCCAAAGTATATCAGGGTTTGCACAGGGGCTCGCCGAAATCTTCGGAGGTTGCCGCCCAGATGAGACGCGGCGTGCCTGGGCCGAGTTCGTTGGTTTCGATGTTGTCGGTGACGAACGTGCGTGCTTCGCCGATGGACATTTCGTGTTCGTCACGCAGGCGTGCCGCGATCATGTCTGCGGAATATACGGCGACGGGTATTCCTGACCGTTCGGTGGACTTGGGGTACATGACCCCGAGGAGACAATCGTCCATGTTGGCGAGCAGAATGGGGTTTCGTCGCCGTCGCATGTCGGCAGTTTACCGTGCCGTGCTACGTTCTCTGCGGGTTCTTGCGGCAGTATTCGATGGCGACCGCCAGCACGCGGGGCGTGTCGGGGCTGATGCCGAGGCGCTCCTTCGCTGCATCAATCTCCGCAGCGGTTGCGGTCTTCAGCACTTCCTTCGCCCAGGCGTCCCAATCGGCGTACTCCGCCGGCGACGGGCCTTGCAAGGAGGTCGCATCGCGCCGAGTCTGCACGACTTCACCACGCGCAAGGACATCGGCCTGCGGCACAATCGCGCAGTACGCCTTGTGAATCGCAGCAATGTCCGGCTTCGTGTCGCGCTCGAGGCGGTGCTGGCGGATGCAATCGCGCAGCTTGTCCTGGTGCAGCGACCCCCACCGCTCGTTCAAGAGCCGCGACAATTCAGGCTCGAGCATCCACTTCGGCCATAGTTCCCCCATCAGATTCCGATTGTCCATCCATGTGATCGTTTGCATCCGCGAGAGTATACAGACAGGCACTCCCGGCTGCTAGCGTGGGGAATGACGTTCAGGAGAGAACGATGCGAGTTTGTCTCGCAAGGGCAGGAATCAATCCAGGCTGATATCAGTTCACACGGTGAGCGCGAGGGAAGCATGACCCCCAAAGGGGGCCACGTTCAACCAGCCCACGCGGAGCCGCGCATCGGTCGAAGCCACGAATTTCACCATTTCGCTGGAGGATTGCCAGCCGCTACCTTCGTGGGGGAGCGCACCTTTCGGTGGCGCAGGGTAGGGTCAAACCCCTGCGACTACATCCATGCTCCCCTACCGCGCCGGGAACGTGTTGCGGCATTGTTGACCCTGAGGCCAGGTACGGTACAATGCAACCGCGCAGGAATTCGAGGCCCGCATGATAGCACCCCGGTGCCAACATGCAAGCGCATGAAACGGCGTGGGTTTCGACTCACGCCGATTTCATTTGACAGGGGGATACTTCCCTGTATCATTCGCTCGTCGGGCGTTCGTTTTTGCGATGGTCTGCGAGTGCAGCCCATGCCCGACAATTTAACCCCCGGAAGCTCGCCGCGTTGATCGCAAGATCCGCGGCGAGTTTGTTTGACAACCGCCCGAAAAGCAATATGATTCTCGCAACAAACACCCGTCAGCCGTTGACGGTTCATAGTCGGGCAACCGACAAACCTGCCGCAAGGAATGGCGGACGCCGAAAGGCGAGTGAACAGGTCAAGGTTCACCATGCAGCCCCTTACGCGGGGCTGTGTTGTTTCCGGCACCGGAAATTGCCGCGTACATGGAATCGACACATGCATGAGACAGCAGCGCGTGCTTTCAGCGTCGCGCCCTGTCCCGGCGGAAGGTTGTTGCTACCCCAATGCTGGCCTGCCGACGGTCGTACCTCGCGGCCTTGTGCGCCGGCGCATGTGGGTGGTTGGCCTCCGACAGCCGCAGACCCACGTCTCCGCGATTGAAGTATATCATTGCGAATATGCCTCGCCACGCAAATCTCCCGTTTCACCTATACGTGCACGTCTGCAACACAGCGCTCGGCCCCAACATGCCAGCTGGCACGACACGCGGCATCTGGCACGCGATTTACGCCAGGCCCGGTCAAGTCGTGACGGGACACGTCCTGCTCGAGACGGGCGCGGAATGGTGCGGCGTCCCGCTCCACAAGCTCGGTGCTCGAGCGGAGGCGTTCGAGCGCAAGGCGCTCCCTGGCTTCTGCGAACCGCACGACCTCCAGCCGTGGGGAGCAATGGGCGACCACGCCGAAGTTGTCCACATGGCGTATCTCGAGGGGTTGGCGATGATGGGCGTCAGCGCGGAACGCGGGTTCTGCGGCAGGCACACCGGGATCGTGATCGACTGGGCAGACGGGTTCAGCAGGTATCCCCAGGAGCACAAGCCGCTCAACCTCATCGAGCGGTCGGACGGCAGATACCTCCTGTTCCCAAACAACTACTGCCGATTCATGGATTTCCACTTCACGTCGCACAAGCGCGACGGCGATCTCGCCAAGTACCGACGCGGCGAGGACGTGTACTGGCTCGATTGATGATCGCATGTACACGTCTCAATAACGTGTACGCAACTTCCACTTTCTTGAACTTTACTGCTCGCGCCTGTAGCCCAAACGCCACAGCAGTCGTGCGATGTCGGTCGCCGTATCTGCTATGGCTTGCTCGTCAAGCTCGGGCCGGATGCAGTGAAGGGCTTCGTGGATGGTGGTATCCAATCTGTCCTTCTCAGACGGCCAAGTTGCCACGCGAATAATGCGACCATCGACGTGGCCTGGGTCCTGCATGTCACCGTAGTCCCGCATATTCGGGACAAATCGCAGCGTCCAATACTTGCCGCCGAGTCGGACGCGCATGGTGGCCTCACTTGAATCCGCGCTTCATCGCCTTGTATGCCGAGGGGCTGACGGTGGACTTCGACTTCGGTCGGCTGGTGCCAGCCGCACGCCGTGCGTTGATGTTTGCGTACAGGCCGCGCTTTGCTGTCTTCTTTGCCATGATGTTTATCCTCTCGAGTTCTTGCCGCTGCACTTCCACTTCGCACGCGAAAGCCGCAGCGGGCTGTTCGGATCGCGTGCCGCCGCAGGGTGCGCCTTCATCTGCGCGAAGCTGCGGGCGCAGTAAGCATCGCCCTTGGCGGTTCCCGGCTTGATGCGGTCGCCGCCGCTCTTGGCCTTGCCGGCCTGACCGTAGGACACCTTGCGGGTGCGCCCGGTTTCGGGGTTGCGGACGACCTTGACGAATCTCTTGCCCTTGGCTGGCGTCGGCATGTTTGCTCCTAAATCTGGAAATCAGTTACTGCGCTTCACGAACTTCAAAGCGCAGGGTACGCCCTGAGACGCCGTTTCGCCGCGCACACTCCATCCAGAATCGCAACCACAGCGCGCCCTTCGGCTTGGGCGGCATGCCCTTCTCAACGGCCCAGCCGTTCTGCTCGCTGAACTCGTCCTTGTATCCGGGCGACCGTACGTGCAGGACGCGGTCCAGGTAGGGGCGACCGTGCAGGGAGAGCCGCGCCCGCTGGATCGGCATGATCCACTCATCGTGCGTGTGGCCCGTCCAGATGATGTCGGCATCGGGCAGGTAGACCGCCATGCGCGAAGTCTGGATCGTGCCGCGGGTGACCGGGCCGCCGCCGCCGTAGCCGTGATGCATGTACATCACGATGCTGTTTCCGATGATTTGCCGCCGCTCTTTGTTGCGCACCAGGAACCGCACCCAGTTTGCATAACTTCCTGCATATGCATGGCACGCCGTGTTGCGGGCCTTGGCAGCTTCAACCAGGCGCTCGTTCATGTCCGTTTCGTGCCGGCGCTTGATGGCTGTCTCGTGGTTGCCGGGGGCAAACAGGAGCGCCATGTCGGCGTGCGGCGCAATGT